CGAGGAGGAACACGAGGGCATCGCGCCTGTTCAGGCGGTGGCGACCCGCGTACCGCCTCACCTTCCAGCTGTCGTTCAGCCAGTTGCACCTGAGGATGACGCTGATGAGGAGGTTATCCTGGATGAGTCTGCCAATCCAGATAATCTAAAGGAATACCTCGGACCGGCACTGTTGACCTACCGCGAGGTCGAACTCTTCGTGTACAATCGCGACACCTCTAAGCGCAAAACGCACGGAGTGCTTGCGACGGTGAAGAACGCTGTCAGCGATGTCGCAGATTTTGTTCTCAACAAAACACCTACGGAGCAGCTGCGAGTCAGACACCAAGGCGCGTACGGGCAGGAGTTACAAGCCACGCACACCAAGGGGGCCAATGGACGGCTCTTCACTTTCGGGATGCGCGGACGCATTGAGATTGACCCTGAGCGCCGAGAAGTGAGCGAGCTGGACCGTCTGAAGGCCGCATGCTACAGATACTCCTACAAGGAGTTCATCTGCGTCGAGATGGTTGACAACCTGATGCAGCAAGCGAACCTCGCCGGTATTCCAGCAGTGATTGCGTCCACCCTCCAACCCAACCCCAGTTACCCGACCACGATATCCGCACTTGCCAAACAGAGTGCCTTGTGCAATCGGGTGTACCTGGACAATGCGCAGAGGCACGCAAACACCATCCTGCACGTAACCAATTGCAGGGTGATACTCGCATTGCGGGCAAGCGCCGGCGCCGTCGCGCCGAAGTCGCCGGATTTTGGCGAGACCGGAGGGGTCTGGGGTACGGCCCAGTCCAGCGCCCCCCGTTCCGGTTAGGCACCGAAGAGCAGCTGGCTGCTGACAAAGTGTACTGCCCCAACGGCCGCTGGGTTGTGACCCAGGGTCGGGAGTACATGAACGACAAGGGGATGGTTGAATTCACCGACGGTGTAAAAACCTATTTCGATGGAAAAAGTGCGTGTGGTTTCTACCGTACGTGCGTGGGACCAAGCTTCGCACAAAACGGAGTGGTGTGGGGAGTGACAAACAATAACCAAGCTAGCGCCCTCGGGCGACTGGTTTCACTTCGCTACAATGACCGCAAGAGTATGATCAAGGTCGACGAGATACTGGCCACGGTACTGAACCGGCCTGCGAACAGCGAGCTGTTGAACGGACTGTGGAACCAAGTTGAAGCCAGTGCTAACCGCACCGAGACATACGCAAGGCTGCTGAAGGATTACGCATTAGAGCTAGAGGAGAGGATGTTCGAGCTGCAAGACCAAAACATGTACGACCGTGTGAAAGTCGAGACCTTTTGCAGTTGGATTCAACCCTCTGAGCACCTCGTGCTTGCCGACTACATCGACAGCATCCAATACGCGATGGACCACGTTACCGACCCCCACCCAAAGATGGTAATCCGAAAACTCGCCTGGAAGGAGTTGTGTTATTGCATTGGACGTGATGGTACCAGTGTGATTGACAAGCTCTGGCTGAAAGAAGTATTATACAAGATGAAACCTGACGAGATTGCAAAAGTTGGTAAATGGGCAAGGATGATTGGTGACCTTGGTGTTGCCGCTAGCCTACAAGGATTCGGGGTGACAAGTTTGCTCAAAGAAATGTTATGCTGCCCCGCTGATGGGAGCAATTACAACACGTATCGGGGATTCCGCGTCTACATCGCGAAGAAGCCTGACTACGCTCTGATGAAGGAGATATTTGAGGAGCTCATCAACCCTACTGACCTTGGGACTTTTGCTATCTTCTCCGATGATAGCTGCGCTTCGATGCGTTTCGCTGATGGAGTTCAGTTTGGGAACTTGGACATATCCGGGTGCGATGCCAGCCACGGTACGAGAG